AGTTCAGGCTCATACTGCATATAACGCCAAGCTGCTTTAGATACGAAAGGTATCAAGAAAGACTCTTGGAAGTTAATAAGAGTACGCTTATGACGTTTAATGATAGCGCCTAGTGACATAGAGATGCCAGCGGCTGTAGCTTCACCATTGATCTGACCACCAACTCCAGAGGAGTCAACAGCGCCAGTGGATTGCTGTACCATTGTCTGTAGTGCCTGTGCTTGTGCAAAGGTTATCTGTGAGACGTTACCAAAGTTGAATGGATTGATGATCTCACGAGGGTCGCCATTAGTAAGCAGTAGTTTACCAGCCCGAATCTCTGGCTTAGTGCCCCTAGGGATGCGTGTAGCGTCCATTGCAAGCATAGGGTGTACTGTGAGTGCTAGAGCGTCTATACGTGCCCTCAGCTCGGCATCCAGAGCCTTCTGGCTGTTATAACCTTTCTCACATACTCCACGACCCCAAAAGCGACTAGGTACTACATCCCAAGGGAATGCAACAATAGGTCGGTCTTGCATCATGAATGGACTAGGTTCAGCTTTAAGGATAGTACCTTTGTTAGCAATGATAACACATGCTTCAATGTAATAACTTTCTTTGTCTTCCTCAGTAATTAAACTAGAGTCTTCCATCTCTTCTTCAAGAAGGTGACGAGGCACTAAGCCGTAATACTTCGTTAGACGAGTCTTGTCATCTTGGTAGATAGTTAAGTCTTGATCAGCTTCGATGTTGAAGTCATCATTAGCTGTACCTATGTAACCATCACGATAGACACCAGACTCCTGTAGTTGTTCTACGATATGTGTACCAACAAACTCGTCAATGGCACAACCTAAGGCTTCATCTACGTTAGTGGCTGTAGGGTCAATACGGAAGTTCTGTGGTAAGATAGGACGTAAGCGTACAATAGTACGTTTGCTTATGTTAACACCTACAGCTTCCATAGCTCCACCCATAACTGACTCAGTTGCAGGCTTCATTTCATTTATTTCTTCTAAGACTACCTCACCAACACCACTGCCAAATACAGCAGAGTTAAGGAGACATTCGCTAATGTCCCTACGCACTTTAGCTGCAGCAAAGTCCTCATGGAGCTTGTTACGTAAGAAGCCAATGTCCTCAGTCTCAGTGTCGCCCATGTTATCTTTAATGTCAAAGAAGTTACCACGACCAAAGGTGGCCTCTTCTATTTCAGCTACGTTAGACTCTACGGCCTGCTGTAGTGCTGGTGCAATGATCTGACTACGCTCTGCTTGACGAGTCTTATCTTCAGCAGCCCAAATGCCACGCCAGAGGCGATAGTATTCTTGATGCTTTTGAGCATAGTTCTGCTCGTAGTAGTCTCCCCACGTATCTACCTTATCCATAACCCACTCGTGTAGGGTACTTTCGATGATAATAGGGTCTGTGCTTTCGTTATTGTCTGGCATTCTCATAGGTTAGTATCCGCTAATTGAGTCGAGTGTTAAGTGGTCATCCCACTCTTCAAAGTTACCAACATAAGTAACTTTAGCTAATTGATCTATATAGGCTAAGGAGTCTATTAAGTCATCGTGGGTTAAGGGGTCTGGAAATTGAAAGAGCTGATCTAGGAAGACACTATGCCATTCCTTCTTCTTCTTGTTGAGAGTTACACGACCATGCTCAAAGCGACCCTGTAAGGCCCACATGATTCTATCAGTCTTCTTCTGGTTTCCGTGAGTCAACTCCTCTACACGGAAGTAAGTATTCTGTCTCTTCATTCTATCCATTAGGGGAGACATTACTGCTTGCTTAGAGATACCTTTCTCTATACCTATAGACATAGGTTTGTAAGTCTTGACTACATCAAAGATTTTATTTGCAGTCTCATCTAAAGTCCATCGACCATAAATGATGTCCTCAACAAACCAACCTTCTTCTGACACCCATACAATGGATATTGCAGATTGGTCTAGTCTGGAGGTGTTACCTTTCGCCTTGGAAACATCTTGGAAACCAGCCAAGTCAATAGCAACATAATAGTCACCATCGCCACTAGGCTTCTCACCAAAGTTAAGCCAATCCTCTTTAAACATCTCAGAACCTTGGTTTTTAAAGCTAGCCATAAACTCTTGCTGGAAAGCGTGAGTTGACATAGACTTCTTTGCATTATTGATTTCATCGTCATCTAATGTTTCATTATCATAACTTGTGAAGTGCCATGCAGCAAAGGTAATGTCATCATCACCAGATAGCTCGGCATACTTATATAAGTCATAGAAGTGGTTACGGCCTTTAGGTGTGCCTATGAATAAGCATCCACCCTTTTGGTCAGCTAGGGCAGGCCTTAAGATTTCCTCGAATACCTCAGGTTTCATGTCACCATACTCATCCATCACTAAATACTTCAAGGACACTCCACGCATCGTGTCAGGCCTATCAGCACCCTTAAGGGAGATAGTAGCACCATTGACTAGGGTGATCTGCATGTTGTTTATATGAGCTTGTGAGATGATTGGTGCCCCTAGTTCAAGTAGGAGCTTCCATAGGATGTCTCTAGCCTGACCCTGAGTAGGAGCAACGTAGAACACATGTGAGTTGGGGAGAGTAGCTTGTAAGGCATTTACGATGAGAAGCCAAGCAGCTAGGCGTGACTTACCACAACGACGTCCTGCAGCTACTACTTTAAATCTAGTATCGTCAGCCCATACTTTCTTCTGCCATTCTAATAGTTCTATCTGCAAGTCTGACATTAGATAACCTCATATGTGGCATCGGTAATATCTTGGTCATCATCAGGCTCTTGGGTACCTGAGACACTAGCGCCACCGATACCAGTGATGTTGATCTGTATAGCACTCTTGCCACCACCCTTGACTACCTCTTGTTCAAAGGCTGCTGTAGGTGCTACCCTATCCATGACAAGTTTCCATGCGCTAGCTTGGTGTTTGTGGTCATCATCTAAGGCTGCTTTAAAGATTGCATCCAGCACCTTAACTGACTGAGGTGAAGCTAACATTCTTGATTTATATTCATTGATAATAGCCGCGTCACCCTTAGGGCGGCCCATCACTCCCTTAGGTTTCTTAAGTGCCGCTGCTGGAGGCCTACCCTTACGCTTAGTTGATGTCGAGGGCATATAGTTTTTATTACGTCTACCAGACTTAGTTAGTGGTATGCCTTCAGCATCTACACCATACTTATGTACGATAGGTTTTTTTATGTCTGACATTGCAATTATCCTGTTAGGTTGCTTGTTCACTTACCATGTTTAATTAAATATAACGTAGCCTTATGTGTAACCTCGGAGGAGTCCTTCAAAGAACCTATGGCTGTATTACAGTGATGACATAACAAAGACCTTATTGTCCCTGTCTCATGGTCATGATCTACATGAAGCCGCTGTGCTTGTGTATGTTTCTCATGTATCCCACATATATCACAGCAACCCTCTTGAGCAGATAACATTTCAGCATAACCTCCAAGAGGCATCCCGTACCGCTTCAGTAGCTCTCTCTCCTGTATAGCATGTCTATTGTTTAGTCTGTATTGTCTAGCATATAACTTGTCACATATTTTACAAGAACTACTTAAACCATCAACGGCACTCACTTTTAAACCAAACTCTGCTAAGTCTTTGTTTTCGTTACATCGACAACATTCTTTCATAATGATATTCCTTCTTACTAAGGTTAAGGGGGCAAGTGGCTATTGAGTAAGCAATAGACGGCAGGTAATGAGCCTACACACACTTGATAAAAAGGGGGTACTTAAGTACCTTTGGTTTATGACCAATGATATGACCAAACACATACTTAGGACGTGTTCGATATCCAAATGGGAACAATGGGGACATAGGAGTCCCTTCGTGTACTTAAGTGTACTTAAGACTACTTAAGTGTCTTTGGTTTAATTCTTTAGTTGATTCTTTAATAATTATCAAAGGAAGTAACTAAAGGTGTTAAGTAACTAAAACACACTAAGGTTTGTATTATAACATATTTAAGACTAAAAGTAAAGCTTTATTATGTAAATAACTAAAAGAATTACACTTAAGACACTTAAGACACCTAAGACACCTAAGACACCTAAGACACTAATACTTTGGTCATAACTATGGTCATCATTGGCTTGCTTTAGAGCCGTAAGTATACTTAAGGTGTTTAAGTACACATTAGAGCCATTAGTACACATTAGTTGGGGCTTGTGTTTTACCTGTGTTATCAAAGGTTTACATTATATTCCGCTATCAAGACTTAATTTACTTAACCTAGGCATCTGAGGTACCTTTTGTTAGCTTAAGTGCCTTGGGGAATCGAGAATTGACCTATTTTATGTGCCTGAGGGAGCCGAAGGTAAAGCTAGGCGCCATTCCCTCCCCCGCCCCTAAGTTATACATGGCACACAGGTTATCCACAGGTTATCCACAGCTTATCAACAGGTTATCCACAGCTTATCCCCAGTATCCACAGGATATCCACAAGACACCTAGGTTATACATGGCTTATCCACAGCTTACTCAAGGCCACCCCAGACACGACCATAAGTTCCTTGAGTATCCATGTATAACCTAGGTACCTTGGGGATAACTATGGGTCATCCACAGGTATTACACAGGTTATCAACAGACACATCGGGCCTGATGCATACCTAAGGCCTGATGTCAACCATGACTATCTTCGGGGATTGAGTCACAGAGGTTTCATAAGTTGACATGTGTATGCCTAAGTGCGTGCCCTTGAGCCTAACCAATGGCTCTCCAGTCTAACCAATGGCTCTCCAGTCTAACCAATGGCTCTCCAGTCAACACAAGACACACAAGACACACAAGACACACAGGTAAACATAACGCTTGACATAGGGCACCAGTGTATGCTATTCGCGCACGCGTTCCTCTTTATACTGTGTTCATAATGTTACATGAGAATTAATTATAAATAGTTGTTGCATTCTCTAGGACGTATGTTATTATAGTCTCACTGAAGCAAACAACGTACCCAAAGAGAGCAAAGACTATGATTACATTTGAACAGTACCAAACACAAGTAGCTACCTTATACACCGCTATGGATACAACAGCAGCAGCACTCAAGGAACTAACCGAGGGCAACCGTGGAGCAATGGGCCTAGTGTCTGAAGAGGTACGCACTAGCACAGCATACAGGGCAGCTAAGGCGGCATACGACACAACCTTTCAACAGGTACGCCAGTTCAACAAGTCTATACCTGCAGCTTACAAGAATCGTAACAGAAAGTATAAATAAAACTTAACAAAAGGGTTGACTTCTTTAGTCAGCCTGTTAATATAGCTACATACCCAAGGCGCACAAGGCACCTAGGACGCTAAAGATAAAGAGAGAGAATAACATGATCGTAACTACTGTAACATCACACGACTTTCACAATGCATTCAAAGCTACACGCCCAGACCAATTCAGCTACGACGCACTGGAAGGTCTGTTTAACTTCATCGAAGAGATGAGCGAGGACATTGGCACACCTTATGAGCTAGACGTTATAGGCGAGTGCTGTGACTGGTGCGAGTATGATGATATCAATGAGTTGATGCAGTGCTACCCAGACATTGAGTCACTAGAAGACTTACACGACCACACGATAGTGATTGAATTACCTAACGAAGGTTTATTGATTCAACAATTCTAAATAATACTTAAGGCCTAAGGCCACACTGGAGCAATAACATGACTCGTAAAGACTATCAACTGATTGCAGACACACTACTTGAGCAACAAGAATACCTAAGCCCTGTGGACTACATAAACCTAGTCGAAGGCTTCATTTGCAGCCTACAGAGGTACGCCAACTTTAATGCTAAGATGTTTGAAAAAGCATGTTATGCAGGCGACCAGCCATGAAGTCAGAAGATTTATTATTGTATGCTATAGGCCTTGTACTTTGGTCAACATTGATATACTATGTAGTTATTGAACCCTATACCTATTAATTAAACCAACACAAGGAACTTAAGAACATGAGAGACGTAAAGAACTACAGCCAAGACCTACAGCACAGCGCCTACGTAATGCAGGCTAATAAAGCACACAAACGTAATGCTTTGTTACTTAACGTGGCAGGTAGCCTTATTGGCGCCCTTAGCCTATACTTAATGATTGTTGTCATGTTTGAAGGTAGCTTATAATGAGTAAACAAGAATTAACCACAGAACAAGCAGAGTTGTATAATAGTCTATTAGACCTCAACTGGTCGAAACCTTGCATACAATTAACGGACATTATAGAACACACAAAGGAACGTCACATAAACATTAATGAGACCTTGTCAGCATTAGCAACTAAAGGTAAAGTATTGACAGGGCCAGAGGATTTCGGTGATGGTATCTATAGACATACGTTCACCCCTCTTATTAAAGGTGGAAATGCCTATGGCTATCCAATGGATTTCTTTAAGGATTACGCCACATGGATGCTAAACGCGGCTAAGGTGGCATAATGTTAGCCAACATACTAGATATAATTATAGATTTACTACTAATACTAATTAATTAAGGAATACAAAAATGCGGTGCAAATCATGCAACACAGTATTAAACGATAGCGAATTAAGCCGTACAGAGGAGGACACAGCGAACTTCATAGACCTATGTGGTAGTTGTTTCTCGGTTTCTGATAGAGCTACTCATAACTATGACATTGACGCCAGTGACTTCGACGTTGAGTTCAACAATGGCGAGCAACTATCACCTTGGTTACAATAGTAAAATAAATTAAAATAAAGTGTTGACTTCTTAAGTCACTCTGTTAATATAGACACATACCCAAGGCGCATAAGGCACCTAGGACACAGGAGTACAGAACATGAGTACAGTAATATTTGAACTAGAAGTAAGCATAGGCTACATGGCTGAGCAGTTGATAAGCTTTGAAGTGGACTACAGGCTTGACTCAACCAATGGTGACGTCATTGTCGAAGAGTTCTATGCAGAGGCTGTACTATTCGATGCTAATGACTGGCGTTCAGTTGAGAAGGTGCCAACGTGGATGCATGAGTTACTTAAGGCTGAAGTTGAGGACTTTAAATACGATATGCTGGCTCAGGTGGTGGCAGATGAAATTAATTAGTTAATACAGCTTGACAGTTCTTACGAATAATGTTATAATTACCATAAGAACAAAGAACAATCATTAAGTTTAATACATAATGAATAATTAAAAGCTTACTTAAGTATCTTAAGACTCTTAAGTAAGTACATTATGAATTATTAAAGAATCTAACTAAAGTGTCTTAAGTACACTTAAGTACACTTAAGTAAGTAAAGCAGTGAATAGACCTATTTGGGTCATAATAGACAATCTAAAGTAAATAAAGGAAGTTAATATGTCAGTAATTACAGGTAAAGTTGCATTTGTTAATTTGTCAGAACATGAAGTATATGGTGGTCAGTCAACGGGTAAATATTCCGTGGTCTTAACCCTAGACGATGATAACGCGGGCAAGATGGAAGCGCAGGGCGTTAAGTTACGCACTTATGAAGGCACCAAGCAACGAAAGTTCGCATCTAAGTTTGATGTACCAGTGTACGAGCTTAACGGAGATGAATTTATGGGTCAGGTAACACGAGGCTCTGAGGTTCGCCTACAGTACAGCTTAGGCCAAGAGCATCCAGTACATGGTATTACACCTTACTTAGACAAGGTGCGTGTAGTGGAATTGGCGGCTAGCGCCACTGATGGTGACTTCTAACATGAGTCAAAACTTCTTAAGCTGGTGTGGTATTCTAGTGGCCCTTGGGTGTATTGGTGGGTATGGTTTAAACGCCTATAAGCTCACACAATGTGACTTTGAAAGCCCCTATAAGTGTGAGGTTGTCCATGGGGTGGGTCTGGTACCGCCATTATGGGTTGTCGCTGTATGGTTTGATACAGACACCTAGCTCACAGGAGGCTGTATAAGGCCTCCTAAAGTTACCCCCTAGTGTTGCTATTCCCTAGTAACACTAGGCATCTTAAACCGAAGCACAGGAGCTAGTAAATGGCTAATTTTACAGAAAGTACCTTTGTGAAGCATGAACCATGCCCTAACTGTGGTTCATCGGACGCATTGAGCAGATATTCAGACAATCATGCAATCTGCTTTAGTTGCAATCATTACATACATGGTGACGGCTCAAGCCCTCAAGCAAATCAAACTAGGACAAGGCCCGTAGAAATGACAGGTACATTATCAGCAATTCAGGATAGACGTATAAGCATTGACACCGCCAAGAAGTTTGGTGTGTTAGTTGAGCATGACAGTAGTGGTACAATTAATAAGCATCATTACCCTTATTACAAACAAGGCACTAATGAAGTAGTAGCGACAAAGGTTAGAAGTGTAACCGTCAAGGAATTTTATTCCACTGGCTCAATGGTAGAGGCTGGCTTATTTGGTCAACAATCTTTTGCAGCGGGTGGTAAATACATTACAGTAACCGAAGGCGAAATAGACGCAATGGCAGCCTTTGAAATGAATGGCGGCTTCCCTTCGGTATCCATTCGTGGCGGCGCCAAGAGTGCAGTTAAGGACATTAAAGCAAGTCTTGAGTATCTGGAGTCATTTGACAACGTGGTTATATGTTTCGATAACGACCCCGCAGGCATTGAGGCAGCACAAGCCGTGTTGCCACTCTTTAGTCCTAGGAAAGCTAAGGTAGCTACTCTAACCCTTAAGGACGCAGGCGCTATGCTGGTGGCTAACAAGATACGAGAGTACACAAAGTGCTGGTGGGACGCTAAGGCCTATAAGCCTGAGGGTGTCGTAAGTTTCCTAGAGGATAGCGTATGGGATAAGTTCCTAAAGCGCGGCACAGAGGAAGTCACACCGCTGCCACAATCTTTTGGCACACTTAATGCCATGATGAATGGAGGCATAGCGGCTGGAGAGGTTACAGTAATAGGTGCCTTAACAAGCATAGGCAAGAGTACGATGGTTTATAACCTAGTACATGATATGTCTGTACAATCCGCTAAGAAGATAGGCTGTGTATTCCTAGAGGCAGACATAGGCGAGACAGTAGAGAAGCTGATCTCAGTCCACATGGGCGTAAACATTGCTGATGTGCCTAATGCCGATAGAGACTACAATCTGTACCATGAGAAATACAACGAGCTAGCAGATGGTGACAAGCTGCATGTATTAGATCATCAGGGAGCTTTAGAAACTGATGAGTTATTTGCTAAAATGCAATACCTTATCAAAGGTTTAGATTGTGACATTATAGTCTTAGACCCTTTACAGGCTGCAGTAGTGAGTAATGAGAATGGTATCATTGACGCCTTTATGGATAAATGCTTAAAGCTGGCTAAGAATACGGGAGCTAGTATTATCATTGTAAGCCACATGCGCAAGCCTAATGCTAAAGACCCTCATGACATAGGTGAGTATGATCTTAAAGGTTCTGGAAGTATTAACCAGATAGCTTTTAATACAATCTTATTGTCACGGGATAAAATGGCAGAGGATGACTACGCTAAGAACTGTACTAAAGTTCAATTAGTTAAGTGTAGACGCACAGGGCGCACAGGTACGGCAGGCTGGTTGTACTATGAGAATGCAACTAGCAGGTTAGTGGCAACACAAGCGCCTGAAATAAAGAAAGCTAACTCACAGGGGGACTTTTAATTATGAGTGGAAGGAGAAGTGGTAATGACTAAGAAGCAAGCAAGATATATCGTATTAGAGAATGAATACTTAGGTGATGGTGTCCGTATGGACTACGATGTTTTCACAGGTACTAAGCTTCAATGTGAGCGATTCCTTTGGAGTGAGAATCATCACAACCCTATGAGAGTAGTGCTTGAGTCTGACTTCTACACCGAGGAAGACCTTGCGTACATGGTCAGTTTAGAACGTGCTATGGAAGGTGGTTGGGAAGAGGAGTGGTACGAACGTAACCCTGAGGCTAGGCCCGATGATTGGGCTAAGGAGAACTAATGTCAAGGTTAATATTCGATATAGAGACTGATGGGCTAAACCCCAGCGTGGTATGGGTCATTGTCACTAAAGATGTTGACTCAGGCACCGTGGAGACCTATACTGAGACACCTATAGGAAGTGGCAGGTGCGGCTGGCCTGCCTTCAACTTAGCAATAAGGAATGCAACTGAAGTAATAGGTCACAACATAATTGGCTACGACATTCCAGCGTGTGAGCGTCTATTAGGTACTGACTTTAGCGGCCTAAAGATCACAGACACTCTGGTTATGAGTAGACTAGCAGACCCACAACGGGACGGACATTCACTAGCATATTGGGGGGAACAACTTGGCTATCCTAAAGGCACTTATGAAGATTGGACGAAATATACGCTGGAAATGGTGGTATATTGTAAGCAAGACGTTTGTGTTAATGAACAAGTATACAAAGCACTCATATCAGAGCTTGATAGTTTTGGAGACGAAAGCATTATACTTGAGCATGATGTACAAAATATCATACAGAAACAAATACGGAACGGCTGGCTCTTAGATCAACCTAAGGCTAGAGATTTAGTGGCAGAGCTTAAAGAAGAGTCATACAACCTAGAGGAGGAGGTGCAGAGAGTCTTTAAGCCGCTGCCTACATTTATTAAGGAGGTATCACCTAAGATCAAGAAGGACGGTTCAACCAGTATTGTAGGCCTTAAGTTCCTAGGCGACCGATGGACAGAGGTAGGTGGGCCATTCTCACGTATTGATTGGCCTATCTTCAACCTAGGTTCACGCCAGCAGATAGGGCGTTACTTAAAGCACTTTGGTTGGAGTCCTAAGACGTTTACAGAGACAGGTCATGCGATAGTATCAGAGGAGATACTTAAGGCCGTGAAGGGCATCCCTGAGGCCTCTCTGATAGCTTCTTATCTATTAGTTGGCAAGCGTATAGCTCAAGTGTCGAGTTGGCTCTTAGCTATTAATGAGGATAACGGGAGAGTACATGGTTATGTGAATACCAATGGCGCTGTGACTGGACGTATGACACACAGTAAGCCTAACTTGGCTCAAGTACCTAGCTCAAATAGCTTGTATGGGCCAGAGTGTAGAGCTTGCTGGATTGTGCCTAAGGGTTACAAGCTGGTGGGCATAGACGCCTCAGGGCTTGAGTTGCGTATGTTAGCTCATTATATGAATGATGAAGAGTATACAGACACTATACTTACAGGTGATATCCATACAGCAAACCAAAAGGCCGCAGGGCTTGAAACGAGGAACCAAGCGAAGACCTTCATCTATGCTTACCTGTATGGCGCTGGTGATGAGAAGATAGGCTCAATTGCAGGCGGCGGGCGTAAGAAAGGAAAGCAACTTAAAGAAAGCTTCCTAGCAGCTACCCCCGCACTTGCAGAGCTTAAGGCTAATGTTGCACAGTCGGCAGCTAAGGGCTACATAACTGGCTTAGATAAACGTAAAGTGTTTATCAGGTCGGAACATGCGGCACTTAACTCGCTTCTGCAGTCAGCGGGAGCCTTAGTCATGAAGCAGGCATTAGTGATCTTAGATGACTTTGCCACACGTTGGAAGCTTGACTATAAGATCATCGGTAATATTCACGATGAATTTCAAGTAGAAGTACGGGAAGACCATGCTGAGAGGTTTGGTTCATTGGCAGCCTCTTGTATAGAAGCTGCAGGTATCCATTTTAAACTACGCTGTCCTTTGGCAGGTGAGTTTAATATAGGCAACAATTGGGCTGAAACCCACTAGGAGAAGTTATGAATATGTCACAAGATAAAGCAGTATCAACAATTAATACATCATTTGAAGATGGTGAGTGGTGGGTACGTGGCAACGCTGATGGCAGTCGTAGACGTTTAGCGCCTCACAACCTTAAGAACACCAAGCGTATGTTTGTAGATGGTAAGTACATCCCACAGTCACACCCTTTGTGGAAAGCAGGGCGGTATACGTCCTTTAGTGATGCAGCTTTTAGTTCTTTCACTAACTACAACAAAATAACTAAAGGTGATGTTTACTTAATCACTAATGAGGCGTGGCCTGAGTGGGTGAAGGTGGGTAAGGCAGGTGATGCTACTGATAGGCTTAAGGGTTATCAAACCAGTGACCCTTTCCGCTCATATCAATTACATCATACTGTGTCAATGGAGAATCGACATACAGCAGAACTAGCAGCACACAAGGCACTTCAAGTCTTAAGTAAGGATAGAAAGAACGAGTGGTTTAAGGTTGACTTAGCTACAGCAGTACGTTGCATCGAGTCTATCAATGAGTAAGCAGAGTAAAGGCAAGCCCTTTGAGAAATGCTTTGTTGACGCTGACTCTATTATCTATCGTATAGCATTGACCACGACCACAATAGCCCAAGGTAAGAAGTATTACGAGAAAGCTATTGAGGACATTCAATGGGACACTTGCAGTGATGAAATATTCGTTGCTGTCAAGGGTGTTGGTAACTTTAGGTATGATGTTGCTGAGGACTACAAAGGTCAGCGGCTAACTGATAAAGCTAAGGCTGCCATTGACCCTAAGGTAGGCAAGAGGCGCACAGCATTAACTAAGTTTGCATGGAAGCTAGGCCACTTTAAGTCTGATAACTGTGAAGCTGATGATGTTGTATCTATATGGGCACAAGAGGCCAAAGACGCTGGTGTGCATTATGTCATAGCTCATATTGATAAAGACATAAACATGGTGGAAGGCTGGCATTATAACTTTGACCAACGTAAGAAACTACTGTATTATGTCAGTGAGCATGAAGGATGGTACAATATGTGTAGTCAGATGTTACAAGGTGATAAAGCTACGGATAACATTCAAGGCGTCAAAGGTATTGGTAAGGTTAAGGCTGCAAAGCTCTTACAGGATGTACCTACAGATGATCTATATAAGGTTGTTACTAAGGCTTGGCAGAAGGCTCACCCTGACGACTGGAAGGAACTGATGGAAGTGTGCTGGAACCTGATTTACATGCGTAGAGACTGGAATGGCTTTAGACGTATGAAACTTGAGGAGGTATTTGGGAATGACAGCTAAACCAAAGTTTAGATCAGGACTAGAGAGTGCATTTAATGATGCCGTAGGTACGGAAGACTTTATGTACGAACCTTACCGCATACCTTATATCATTAAGAAGAAGTATGTGCCTGACTTCATTGACAAGCGCACTGGAGCCATGATAGAATGTAAGGGCTTCTTTAGAGTTGGAGACACACAGAAGTATAAGGCTATCCGTGATGAAATAGATAGACCTTTGATCTTTGTGTTCACTGACTCACGTAAGCGCCTTAGGAAGGGCGCCAAGATGAACCTAGGGCAGTGGTGTGAGAAAGAAGGTCTAGCTCACTTCACTATGAAAACAATTGATGAACTAATGGAGCATTTAAAATGTCTACCTACGAGGAATTAAAGGAACAAATATTAAACAACTATGATGTTGATATGCTATGTGAAATCTTAGGTATAACTTCAGAGTCGTTAGTTGACCGTTATGAAGATCAAATCATGAAGAACATGGGCTTATTTGAGGAGGCTATTAATGAATGAACCAAAGTACGCACACCAATGGGTCTTTCAAGATGACTTTGGAGACATAGAGGAACTAATGAAACCGAAAGCACTAGACACTCAAGTAGGAGGTGATCACTATAAAAGTATGAAGATACAGCCACTAGAGTTTATAATGGCAAATAAACTTGCATACTGTGAGGCTAATGTGGTTAAATACATTAGTCGATGGCGTAACAAGAATGGAGTCGAGGATTTACGTAAAGCAAAACATTAC